GTGCATTTACTGGGTCTGCTACATTTGTAATTCTTTTGTTTGTAGCATCATATCGAAAGTCTGTATTTGAAATTTTAATTACGTCATCTGCGTCATCAATAGCTTCTTGTGACATAAAGAACGCTTGTTCACTATCTGTATCTAAATCGTTTTCAGTTAATACTGAACCAGACGCATAATCTGTTAATCTAGTTGTCTGTGACGTTGTTCTTCTAATCTCAATCGCTACGTTTAAACCAGGTGCAGTAGCAAATGTAAGGGTAGTTCCTGCCGCATTTAGGGTAAAAGCTGTTGTTGCTGACCCTGCTAGAGTAACTGTTAAATCACCTGTACTTCTGTAGCTAAAGGGTATTGAATATGCTGTTGTACTGTTGTTTCCTGTATAACGTACAAAACTATTAGCCATGTGTGATTTTCCTTATGTTTTTAATTGGGTTTTACTAAAAGTGTAAGTTTAGTTGTTTGCTAGGGTTTCTAGCGTTTCATAATGCTTGTTGTATTTATTTTGTTTATTTTCAAACAATGCTCGTTCTCTTTCCCCAAATTCAGGAAATTCTCTCATCATCAATGCTTTAGCATTTCTGTCTACATATTTAATAAAATCTATAATAACTTGTGCTTGTTCATCTTTACCATTGATTGTACCTGATGGGTGTTGATAAATAGAACTGTTTTTGTCTAATATCATTTTTTCTACATATTCCGATAAAGTGTATTGTTTACCATTATAATCTCCATCATTAATAATACTACCACCTTCATCTACTCTAGTGTCATCTTTAATTTCTAACATTCTATCGTATGCTGTTTGATTTTTACTATTTCTTATATCTTTTAAATTTACAGAAGTATTATCACCTTTAAGTCTAATACTTTGTACTGGGTGTCTATATTTAAACTCTCTTTCACTAATAAATTTAGATGTTTCTGTTTGTTTAAAATTAGTCATAGCAAATGGTGAAGACCATAAACCACTTTCACCACCTAATCCAAATAACCAACCATTTTTTCTATCTATCTTTTGACCAAACATATTACGTTTTGGCATAACAGCATCTTTACTGTCCATTGGATTTAAAGTTTTCATTCTATCACTTAAAGTATAAAGTTCTCTTTCCCATTCATCATTAACTCTATCTAAATATCTTAATCCACCTGATAATGGAAATACCTTATATGCCATTTGAGAAGCTATTTGTGTTCCCATTCTTTGTGGTTTTTTAGAAAACATGATGTCATCTGAAGTCATCATATTAACTAATTCAATAATATTTTTTGTGTAAAATTTAGAAGATACATTTCTTGTAAGTGTTGCAACAACACCCATAATTAATTCTGTTGTATCTTGTTTAATCATTGGGTCTAAATCATCTGTATCTTTTAATCTATCATTAAATAAAGAAACTAAATCTGCCGCAATAAAGAATGGCATCATAATAGGGTCTAATCTATTTAAAGAAATATATCTGCCATCATCAGTTTTGTATGAGTATGGTATCTCTCCAGTGTTAGCTTCTTTGTCTTTTTGTTTTTTATAATCAACATCACCACCACCTACAATTTTTCCTGACAATGCAAAACTTATAGCTGTTCCCCATAACGCCCAACCCATTTGTATTCTTGCTTTGGCTTCAGCCGCCGCTTCAGGATTTAAATATTCTTTTTTTCTAAATGGGTTCATACCTCTAGCTACTTCACTTCTAAATTTACCTCTAGGTAAACCTTTTTCTGCTAACATGTGAGCCATTTGGAATTGAAATCTACCTAGAAAAGGTAAATGTTGTGCTGACCATCTTAATAAGTTTGATGGTGTATTAACAAAGTGAAGACCTAATAATCTTAAAGATTTATGTTTTGTAGCAATTCTTAAAAGAGAACCAGTAAATTTATCATCTAATGCTTTTGTGTTAGGATTTATCTGTCCTACGTTTTGTGTGTATGAGCCTTCTTGTGCGTGATATAAAGGTGAATTTAATCTAGCATCAACAGTTTTATCTATTTCAACGGCTGAACCATTTTCATTAATATATTCTCTTTCAATTTCTTTTGCTCTTTTTTTATATTTATCTGCGTAAGTAATATCAGTTAAACCTAACTTTCTATCACTCATACTAAATTCTGGGTTTTCTTTTAATATTCTTGAATTAATTAAAGATGTCATTCTAGCTTTAAACATCATAGATTTAAGAAATTCATCTCCTGCTGATAGAACTCTCATAGGTGCTGACACAACTCTACCTGCTCCTTTAAATGTTCCAGTAACAATTTTACCTAATCTTGTTCCATCTAATCCTACAAGGTCTGTTATAGTTTCACCCCAAGCATCAAATAAATCTTGAAGTTGCCCTTGTCTCATAGTGCTGTCGTGTTTCATTTGTCTGCTATCAAGCACAGCTCTTCCTTCCCAAAATGATTTACCTGCTCTTTTTAAAGCATGTCCAATAAAAGCGTATTGATATAAATAAGTTTGTAGAGCTTCTCTCATTATAACTGATGCTCTTTCTTTATCTCGTCTTAACATGTTAACACCTCTTAACATCATAGTTGCAGGTTTCCATTGTGTCTGTACCAGACCAGATACAATGTTAAGTATGTGTGTGTCAGGAGAAGATAAAAGGTTATTGTTTACAAATTCAGTGGCTATATCCCATTTATCTACTTCTCTTGCATTTTGTAATGCTCTAATTATTTGGTCTCTGTCAGATAATTTTCCAACCGCATTCATAAATTCCCATTTTTGTTCAGGTGTACCTTTTGCAAGATTAGACATTTTAGGGTCTTCTGGGTCAGCCATAAGTTTTGCGGCTCTTGCTCCATCAGCATCTATATTATTTGCATTTAAAGCTCTAGCTACATTTGTACCCATTTCTGATTTAACTTCTAACATTTCAAGTACATCAGCCATTTGTTTATCAAAGTCTGCTATCATTTGTAATTTTTCATCAGGCATTAAATCAAGTCTATTACTTTCAGTTCCTAAAGCACCCATGATGTCATATTTACTTTTAATAGCGTCTCCTTGTGCAACCATAGTTGCATATAGTTTAGTAAATTCTTCTCCATAAGCTACTCTTTCTGCCGCTTCTTTTAATTTTTTAGGGTCAGCACCAAATCTAGTAACTGCATCAGCAATCATTTCTGCGTGTGTAATCTTTTTCTTTTTTAATTTTTCTGTAACTTCATCAATAGTAAATTTAATTAATGCTTCTGTGCTAGTAGTTTGGTCTGAACTAGGTTTTTGAAATTTAGGTGCGTTGTTTGATTTTAGAGGAGGTTTGTCTTTAGGTGAAATGGTATCTGTATTTAATTTATTTATATATTCTTTTGTAGTTTTAGGAGTAGGTTTTTTTCTTAATGAAATATCATCAGTTGGGTCTAAATTATCAAATAGCTGTGACCCAGTTATTGTACTTTGACCTTTAGCTTCTATCTCTAATAATTTCTTAACACTTTTTCTTCTTAAAGAATTGTTTGTTAATTTAAAAGCACCTGCCGCAAAAGCAGAACCAAAAACTGTACCAAAACCAAAACCTGCGGCTGAAGCTATTGCTCCTCTGCTAACATTGTACTTATCTTGTATACCTGCTTCTATGTTTGTATGTTGTAATAAAGCATCTTGACCACCTGCTATGACTGTGTTGATAGCACCTTCTGTCAATCCACCTTTAACTACAGCTTTACCTAATGCTTGTTTTTGTGCATATTTAGCAGTTTCTTTTAATGCTCTTTCATTAAGTTCTCCTGCCATTTTATCTTTAATAGTAACTCTTAATGCTTGTTTGTATGCTTGTTTAGCCGCTTGACCACCAACACCTGCACCTACTACGTTAACAGGGTCAAGTATCATAGCACCGCCATTATCTACTAACCAACCTGCAAAACTTCTATTTGGGTCATTCCAAAACGAAGGTAAGTTTTGATAAGTCTGTGATATGTATGCAAATTCTTTTAATCTTTGTTCATCTTCTTCACCCATTACATTAGACAAATCCATACCCATAGACACAGTATTGTTTGTTCTCCAAGACCTGTCAGTATAAAAATAATCTAATAAATCAGCATGAGACATTTTATTAAATTTCTTATCGTTTTCTCTATAAGAATAATAACTAGATAATGTTTTATAAAATTCTTCTGTTTGTATTTGTTCTAAAGCATCTTCTTCTGTAGTAGCTACTTCTGGTACAAAATAAGTTGAAGTATCTGTTGACTTGTTGTTTTTTATTTTTTTAAAATCCATTATTTAGCTAATCCTTCTAATGCTTGTATA